GGAAGCCGCTAACACTAACGGCAAAGTCAGCCCGATAGCAGCCCATGAATTTGTGGCGTGCTACGGTGGGGCAAAGCGTAAGTGTTATGAGGCTGCTGTGAGGACCTTAGAAGACCAACCTCTGAGGTCGCGAGACGGGTGGGTGAAAACGTTTACCAAAGCAGAGTATCGTAAACCAGGTGGGGCTCCGAGAGCCATACAACCCCGTTCACCCCGATTCAATGTAATGTTAGGCAGGTACATCAAGATGTTGGAACACAAAATCTTTCATGCTATCGATGATATCTTTGATTCATCACATCGTCATAGAACGGTGGCTAAAGGTATGAATATGGTCGAGAGAGGCAACGCGATTGCGGCGATGTGGGGTAGATTTGACAATCCTGTAGCAGTGGGATTGGACGCGAGTAGATTTGATCAACATATTAATTCATTGTTGCTCAAATATGAACACTCAATTTACCGTGCATGGTCTGAAGGCAAAGGTGACGCCATGCCTTCACTCAATAGTTTGTTGCGTACCCAGCTTCGCAACGAAGGCGTGTACTATGGACCAGACGGTTACCTGCACTATGTAGTGGATGGTGCTAGGATGTCTGGAGACATGAACACGAGTCTCGGCAATGTTATCATAATGTGCACCCTAATGTACTCTTATTTAGAGCACAAGGGCTTGTTGCGCAAGGTAGAGCTACTGAACGATGGAGATGATTGTGTAATCATAATGGATGTTAAGGACTTAAAGTGGTTTAAGTCGGGATTGGAGGATTGGTTTTTGGAGTCAGGCATTACTATGAAGTATGACGGCATATACAGAACTCTTGAGGAAGTGGAGTTTTGTCAGAGTAGACCACTAGCCATTAATGGTGGTCACATGATGTGCCCTCGACCAACCAAGCGACTGTACTCAGACTTGATTAGTACCAAGCAGCTTTCGAGCCGTAAAGTGTACACAAATCAGGTTGGAGCGATAGCTGGTTGTGGTTTAGCATACTCAAGTGGGGTGCCCGTCTTTCAATCATTTTACAAGTGGTTGGGACGAGGTGCCACGCCATGGATACCAAAGGTCGGTGATCAGTACTTTCGATTTAGGCAGGAACTAATCGAAGGGATGCAAATTAAGGAATCTCCCATATCCTGGGAAACTAGGATATCTTTCTATTTTTGCTTCAACATAACACCGAAACAGCAAATGATAATGGAGCAGTACTATGACAAGCTACCAGATCCTTTGTATAGTAAACCAATCAACAACCCGGCGAGATCACTGCGTTCATTGCAGAGATTGATTCCCCCCGAGCAGAAAGATTAAAACATGTGCCAAAAGGTAGACGTTTGGGCCGTACGCGGCTTCGCGCGACTGAGTTAGACTCCACCAGTACTGATTACGGGGTCCCACGTCAAATACGCTCTACTGACGTGGTGCAACGCTTGCTGGGAGAGTGGGATGGGTATTTACCCAAGGGGCTGGACCGAGTGCCCGCTTAAGGAGAGAGATCCCCCAGTAAGTTTGGACCAGCGAGCGATCGTCGTATGGGTTAAGGTTCCCATGCGGTTAAACACTACCTTACTAAAC